CTCGTCTTGCTCGGTGTCATCAGGGTTCAGCGTAGGATCAGGCATTAGGCGTACCAAAAGAACTGCGCTGCATCGTCCCACGCAGCGCTGATTTCCGGATCGTTGATGAATTTCAGGAGCGCTTTTTCTGCCTCTCCGTGTGATGCTTCAGGATCGCCGCCTTCTTCATCGGAAATCCTGCGCAAAACTGATAAAAGTTCTTCTTTGCGTTGATCAGGCGTCATAGATCGTCTTTCTGTGGGCCATCGCTCAGGCTCGGGCAGCCGTTTTTGTAGGTTCCCGCGCTGTCTACGCTCTTCTCTTTCCGCACTTCCTGCTGCACGTAGATTCGCTCCCACCCCTTGCGGAACTCGTCTGTTATCGGCTTTTGCTGCTCAAAGTCCATGCTACCCCCTGTGCATCGCGGCGAAACCCGCAGCCGATGCTTTGCGCCGACGCAACAGCGGCGAGTCGCCTGGCTTCGGCGTTTCCTGGGCGGCCGTCAGCTTTTGGTCGGGAGGAATATGCAGCATGGCGTGCAGCGCGCCCGGCTTCTCTTGGAAACTGCCTTTGCTGCCCAAATCGACGTGCTTGGTCTTCATGGTCGCCTCTGGCAATGACTTGAAGTTTGTCGCGGAATCCCACTCGGACACTTTGGCAGGTCCGCCCAGCGCCTTCTCTCCGGTTTGAGAGTGCGCCCAGCGGGCCTGCTTGAGTGAGCGAAAGGGCATTATTATGCCACCGGCGCAACGACGCGCACAACCTTATCGCGCGAATAACTGTTGCCATCATCCACGGCTAAGGTATCCGCGCCCGCGCCCACAACCACATAAATGGCTGAATCAACCATACCATTGGAGCCGATCACGCGTACCTGGTCGCCAGCCTTGATCGGGTCGGCATCTTCGGTGAACGGTACGAATGGCTTCTGCTCGCCACTTTGCGGGCCGACTCCATACGATCCTGGGTAGTCGTTTCCATCGCTGGTCTGCGTCCAGTTGTCTGGATAGCGACCGGTCCCTGAGCCGTCATCGATCTTGAAGAGTTCCTTTTCGACGCGGTGAAGGCGCTCTTCGAGTTCGCGAACAGTCTTTTGCAGTTCAATCTTGTTTTCGTCGTGCTGCTGCATGTGCAGTGTCATAGTGTCCTTTCCGGGAAAGCATGGGGTGAGGGTGGGAATCGAACCCACGGTTACGCGCAAACTTTAGTAGCCGCCCTCGCCGCTCTCGCTGGGCTCGTGCTCTTCCTCGGTAAAGTACTTGTCGAGGTGATCCTTCAGCGATTCCAGGTTCTCGCTGTCATGGGCCGCGCCGGACTCGTGCGTGGTGGTGTGGTGGCCCTCCGGGTGGTGTTCGGTATGGACCGGCTTGTCGTTCACGTCCGGTTCATCGTCTTCGCCAGCGTGCATTTCGTCGGCGTCCGCGGGGTTCGCAACGGGCGCTTTCGCCATCTTCTTCGGCGGCATCCCGCCCTTGCCAATCGGATAGTTAAACATGCTGCTCCTTTTCTGGATTGCGTTGAAGTTGTGTCAATGCAATAGCTTGCACCGTATCCCAATCGAGAATGGGCTCGGTGAATTCGCGCGGCTGAACGCCGATGTGCTCGTTGATCATGCGCTGCTCGATGCGGGTGAGCGCGGCCAGGATCGCGTCGTGGCGCTCAGCCTGCTTCATCTCCATCGCCTTGAACATGGTCAGCGACGGAACATCTGTGACAGCCGTCACAATTTGCGTGATGCCCAGCCATGCGCGGATTCGGTCACGAAAGGTCATTGCGAACATAGTAGCACTCTACTCCCAGAATTGGAGTGGTTTCTTGGCTTTCTCGCGCCGATCCGTCTCGCGCAGCATCTTGAAATGCCGCTCCATCGGGTCCGGAGTGTTGGCCAGGTCTTCGACCAGCGCTTCGTCGCGCGTCTTGTTCATCGGCGTCACGCCGAACGTCATTGCAAGCATATCCCCTGTGTCGGGCGATGACAAGCCCCGTTTTTTCATGTCCTCTTTGCGCTCAAGCTGAATCTGGTTCTTGTTTGAGTGGTAGTATTCCGGCCCCGTCAAGTCCGCCTCAAGCTCTGGATCGTCGGGAATCTGCGCAGTGACCAGCCAGTCGCGCAGTTTGCCCCAGACCTCGGCGCGCTTGTTGAAGTACATGAACTGGTCGCCAGGGGTGGCGCCGCCATGGAACTCCTCGATGCGAAACCATTCGGGAAGCATGATCTCAGGAGTTCCGCCTGTCTTTCGCAGCGTATGAGGCAGGCCGGCCGCCTTCCATGCCTCGGGCAGGTAAGTGCGCACGTAGTCCACCACGCCGCCGCCGATGCCGTCACCGTCCACCACAACCGAGCGTGGCCGCTCTTGAAGAATGCGCATGATGACCTGTCGGCCAACCTGGATCGTGTCCATGCCACGAATCTTGTCAGTCGTGACAGCGCGCAGGCCCTGCCGGTAGCCGATCACCGTCTGATCGTCGCCGAACCGCGCTACGTCCACGCTGAGGATCTTGTATGCCCTGCTCTGGTCGCCCACGTTGCGCTTGCGGGCATCTGCCACCACGTCACCGGCGATGAACTGGCCGGACCCGGCCCGTGGGAACTCACCCTTGACGCGGATGCGGATACGGTCAGAGTCCTCGCCCCAGTCCTCTACTTCTTTGGCAATCTCGACCTTGTTCGTGCCGGGAACCGTGCGGGAATCGATCTGGCGCCGCACCCAGCGATGCTTGAAGCGTCCAAAGCACTCTCGGAATGCGCCAGTATTCTTGGTTGGATTGCCGAACGCCAGCCAGATGATCTCTGTATTCTCGTCGGTCAGTGCGCCGCTAGTGACTTCCCATATCTTGTCCGGAATCGCGCTGGCCTCATCGTAGATCACGACAATACGCTTGCCTTTGTTGTGCAGTCCTTGGAATGCTTCGGTGTTGTTTTCGCTCCACGTCTCGCGGTCAACACGCCACGAATCAGAATGTGCCTTATCTTTAACCTGGATTCGAGTCGCTGTGCGGTTCCACCAGTGCGCGTTAATGGACTTCTCTAGCCATTTGCCAACCTCGGGCCACGTCTTGGTTGCGAGCTGGTCCTCAGTGTTGGCTGTCATCATTACGCGGCAATCGTCGCAGGTGGACATAGCCCAGTGCGTAATCATGGCGATCAGCGCCGTCTTGCCGATGCCGTGTCCGGACGTGACAGCGATGCGCAGTGGCTGGAATCTCTCTTGCCAGCCATGAATGCCGCAACCGCAGCCTTCTCCGCGCAGATGCTTTCCGATGACGCTCAGGATGTCGATTTGCCAATCGTGCGGGCCTTCATGTTCTTCTAGGAAGGTGCCCGGCGAGCCCCACGGCCAGACGTATCGCACATGGGCGAGAGGGTCTAGCGCGAACGAGCCAATATCCCCTCGAAGTGCTTGCTCTTCCGCCGGACTATTTGCTCTTGCTGGCACGTTTGCGCGCCTCTGCGATCGCGTCGGCCAGGCTCACGCCGCCGCTAAGTTCCAAGTCTTGTTTGTCGCGCCACTTGTCAGGTTGGCGATTCTTCAGCCAGAAGATTTGAGCGGTCACATCGGGAGGAACATGCTCAATATAAGGGACTTCTGTAACTTGTCCGTCTTTTCCGCAGAAGATCTTGACAGCCTCAAAGCTGTAGCCGTTGGCGCGCTCATAGAGTGACCGCTCAACGCGCGTATCGGCAACCTCTTTAGCTGCCACCATCGCCGCGCGGAACTCAGGGAACTTGGACCGCCAATTGTTGATTGTGGCGACGGTTACGCCGAACTCCGCGGCAAGCTCAGGATTGATCGCGCCAGCCAGACACATCTCTCGTGCGCGCTCGACATACTCGGGCTTGTAGAGGGTCGCTGCCATTACTTTGACCTCGCAAGGGTGCCGACGATAAAACCAACTGCGCCGCCGATCATTGTAAACGCTGCGGCAATTCCGCCGATGAATGCCTTCCACGATTCGAGCCGCGTAACTCGTTTGGATATATCCGGCATATCTTTTGTGCGCTCCACTAAAAGGTCCAGCGTGGTTTTCATCTCGGCGAGCGCCACTCCATGTTCTTCAAGTAGGCGTGTCTGCGCGTTCTCGCGCTCTTTGGCGAGCGCATCTCGCTCTTTGGTTAGGCGCTCAATGTCCTTTTGGAGGGCATTTACCCCGGCGAACTGGCTTATATTCGTTCTGCGCTCAACCATTCATTCCCTCAAAGGTCCGCCCCGGCTCATCACCGGGGCTGCTCTGCTCCTTAAAAGATGGGTGGTTCGATGCTATGAATTGCCTTGATTCCGGCCCAGGTTGCGCCCCAAAAAGTCAGTTTGATTTTGTCGGGGTGCAAAAGCTGATGGGTTTTCCATTGCGCGTCGGCCAGCATCAAGTCGCCGCTGGCGCTCATCCCGGCCGCGTGTACCAAGGTGGCGTGAAGTGGTGCAGCATTGTCACGGATCAGCAAATCTAAATCATCACCAGAGCGCGTGTATGCCGCCATGAGCGGCTGCGCGGCGGCGATGGTGCGCTGACCCTCGCCTAGTGTTGCCGTCGCCGCATTGGCCGTGCCTGTGAGCGCCGTAGCGGTCCCCGATAGACTGTCCGCCGTCCCGCCCAGCTTCCGCGCTGATGTGTTGAATGTGTCCATCGCGGCTATGGTGTGAGGCGCAATCGCCCGCTCCTGCATCTGAGTGGTGACAACTGCATCGCCCACCTTGACCACGGTTTTATCGATGTTCGCCAGCGTTCCGCAGGGGTGGCCGTCTCCGCATGGCCGGTTGATGGTGTCCAGCGCCGCGTTCATGCTGGAAAAGGCCTGCGCCCCGCCGTCGCCCCACTTGGCCAAGTTCGCGTCCAAGGCGTTCCCGGCCCGCCAGACGACGATCCCCGCCGTCACGCACAGATAGGTCAGTGCGAGACAGGCGAGGATCTTCGCTGCGTTCAGGGCGGTCATTTACAGCGTTTTCGCCAGAGTGACGAACTGCGGGATGCTGGCCAGCATCGCCTTGACGGTGGCAACCACGTTGACATCGAGGCCCGCGTCGGCAAGTTTAGCCTCAGCAGCGGCCCCTCCGGCCGTCAGGACGGATGCCAGCTCGCCCAGGACGGCGTAACCCGCCTTCTCGACCGTCACAGCCAGCGGGCCATAGACGGGGATCGTCGCGGAGACAGTCTCGACGGTGGATGCCGTTGCCTGGATCTTCGGAAGAACGGAAACAACCTTCTCGAAAACCGTTGCGAAGAAATGACCCAAAGATTTGAAGGTGATCATGGTCTTGGCCTCCTTTGAAGCCTGGTTACTTGGTTGGGCCATCTGGAAAGGTGGCGTTGGGGTTGTTGATTGTGGCGTTCGGACCGCTGGAGTTGTTGGTTGCGCTGGCATGGCCGGCGAAGGCTCCGAGTGCGCCGCTGACGAGATTGCTTGCGATGGCGAGGACTGCGGTTCCAACAGCGACCGGATCCGGGTGGAAAAGAACTGCAAGAGCAAGGATCACCCCCAAGACTGCGAGTAGAACGGCCCAAAAGGGCTGTGGCCAGGTCATGCCGATACCCCTTCCTGATAGCGCGCTACGCCGTCCACGAAGTGAGCGGTCAGAACCTGTTGACGCATGGCCGGGGCAACGGAGAAATGCACCCAGGCCCCCTCTTGAATCACCTGGTCGAACTGGATCATCGGGTAGGAGACGATCTTCTTGACGATGTCCAGCGGTGAGCCGAATTGCGGGCAAACGAAGTCAGCCGCAAAGCCGGTGACGTGTGCCGAGTCAGGGACGCCGCGCACGATGCGGTTGAGGTC